GGATCTGCGTCAGGTGTGTTCAACCTAGTTGATATCGGTAGCCCAAGCCCAAAAGCAACTGCTGGAACTATTGGCCTAACCAATGGTGTTATCACCTTGACTTGGAACAGCGATCCAGGTGCAAACCATATCGTTGCAAGCTACGAGTCCAACCTCGAATGCAACCAAGACCTTCCCGAAATCAACCTTGTTGTTGAATCAGAAGACATTACTGCCAAAACCCGCAAGTTGAAGGCTGTATGGTCTTACGAAGCTCAACAAGATCTCCGATCCCAGCACAATCTTGATGCTGAAGCTGAGTTGACTGCTGTGTTGGCACAAGAAATCAACCTTGAAATCGACCGTGAAGTTCTTCAGGACCTTCGTGCAAACGCTGGTACTGTAACTGCTTGGGATTTCAACACCAGCCTCGGTGATACGATTAAAGAAAAATATGAATCCTTGTATGTGAAGATCGTTGAAATTTCCTCCGTTATTCATCGTAAGACTCTTCGTGGTGGTGCTAACTTCATCGTTACATCTCCTGAAGTTGCTTCGATCTTCGAAACCGCAACCGCTGGTTTCGCTCCAGCTCCTAGCGAAACATTCACTAGCTCCCTTGGCATCCAGTATGTCGGAACTGTGAACAATCGTTGGAGATTATATAAAGATCCATTGTTCCAAAGCAATCAGATCCTTATGGGCTATAAAGGCGATTCATATCTTGACTCAGGATATTTCTACTGCCCTTATGTTCCTCTTACTCAGACTCCTGTCGTTCTTGATCCAGAATCCTTCTGCCCACGCAAAGGTATTTTGACCAGGTACGGTAAGAAACTTCTCCGTGAAGGTGCGAAGTTCTATGCAAGGATGTCGATTGCTAACTTTATTATTTAAAGTAATTACATAAGTCTTTATTTTATAAAGACTTATGTAGAAAAAATAAACCCACTTAGTGTTAAGCTAAGTGGGTTTTTTATTTATTGATTCTTACTATTTAAACAATGGCTAAAATCAAAATGAAACAAATAACACCCATGAAAATAAATAGAAATTTCGATAAAGATTTTGACATCAATCTACCAAGTGAAGAATTTGTCTTTCAAATGTTTGAAAAAATTTTCTCAAGGTCTCCAACAACTAAGGAGATTGCTTTTCATAAGGAAAGAAAAAGCAACACAAGCCTTCTCCATGAGTTTTTGCAATGTGTTGAAACTTTGCATATATTGAAGGGTAAACTAAAATCTAAAAGTCCTAAAAAAAATAGCATCGCCCTTCAAGTCAATGGTCACTTTCGCAGCTTTGAAGTTAGACGCAATATGTGGAAAGACTTTGTTGAAAAAAACCCCAATGTTGACATCTTCATACACACATGGTCAACGACTGGAAGTCGTTCCAAAGAAAGGTGGATTGATGAATCTGAAAGTGCAATAGTTGATTCCAAAGACATAGCAGAAACACTCATGCCAAAGTCTATGCTTGTCGATAACAACGACAGCTTGCTCGACCATTTTTCTGTAAGCAAGATGTTTCCTGGTGTTTCACCTTATATGAACAGAGGCGTATCGCCATTTCTTGCCAAAGATGACTTCACAAAGTTCATCATGTCACAGTTGTATTCAGCCAAGGCTGTAAACCAGTTACGAAATCAATACCAAAATTTAACTAAGAAAAAATATGACATTGTCTTTAGATTGCGTGCTGATGCGTTCCCATTAATGAACATGTCTATTCTTGATGAAGTAGATATTTCAAATAATATGATATTTGCCAACATGCGTGGCCAAAGATTCCCAAACAGTCCATTGAGCGGATGCAGCGCTTGCAACTATGAGTATCCCAAGAGAAGTCATGGATCTCATTCAAACTACATGTCAGACATTTTCTATTATTGCAAGCCAAAAACCATGGACTTGGCTTCTGGAATATACGATAAAGTTGGAGATATATTAGGTGAATTCCAAGAGCACAATAGCAAAATGGACATGGATGGTCATCGCATACACCAAGCAAATCACAACATCAAAATTGTGATAAATGATAGCGCATCAGAGTTAACCTATAGGTGTTTTTACCCAGAAGTTCTGCTTTCACATACATTTAAAAATCATTGGTCTTTTACTGACTTGTCAAGATGCAAAATTATCTTAAACACGGCCGCAAAGGTTAAGTAGTCTTACAAACTGAAATTTCCACCATGCCATGGGCAAAAGGGTGTACGATATAAGAAAACTTTTTATCCTTGGCTATTTGAGAAAGGGCTTTTGAAACCCCATAAGAACCACCATAATTCTCTTTATGAAAATAATCATCCATCAAGATGTGTCTGCTTGAAAGCCTCAAGGCATGAGTCAAGTCATAAAAAACATGTTCATAATCATGACTTCCATCAATATAAACAAGTTCGAACTTTTCAGACATACCTTCTAAAATGTTGAATTTTTCACTTTTGTGCCGAGGACTGTCACAGTTTTTACCAGAACGACCAACTATTCTTGTAATCCTTTTTTCAACACCAGCTATCTTTACACGACGATCAAAGTCTGGTAAGTCTTGGCGTGGATCTATGGTGACTATAGTTGCATCGCAATTGAGAAGAAAAGAACAAGCTGAAAGTCCCCATCCGCTGCCTATTTCAAGTATTGTTTTAGGTTTGTTTTTAGCTGCAAATTCAGCTAAAAAGTTAAATTGTCCAAGTTCATCTTGATGAAATTCTTTTGTTATTGTTTCCATGATTTAATTTAGTTATGGTCAAAAATATCCATAAACATAAATGAAATAATTTGAGAAAAACCATATTCTAGCTTACAATTTAATGACCAGCAAACAGCAGATATCTGATGCGGCAAATTGACTTGAATTCAACCTTTAGGAGAAAAAATGAAAATAGAATATTTAAAAATCACCACTGGGGAAGACATCATCACGCAAGCAGAGTATGATGGAAACCTTGTACACCTTAAGAACCCTATGATATTTGGGCTTTCTAGGGAGGGTGTTGGAATGATGCCATATGCACCATTCGCAAGAGATGCCAAGATAACAATAAAAAAAGAGCATATTGTTGGATTTGGTGAGCCCGAGGACGAAATCAAAAATGCCTATAATAGTAAGTTTGGTAGTGGTATCGTTGTAGCCTCATCCGGTAATATACAAATACCAAACTAAAAAATTAATCAAACGCATATAAATAGAATATATGCAAATGAAAAAATTCAAAGAATGGCTTTCAGAGCAATCTACTGTTGGCACAGAGTTTGTGGACGAAAGGCAGATAGATGCGGTCTACGACAAGGCGAAGCTATCAGTTCGCCTTGTCCGTCTTTATGATAAGGCAACAAATCAAACCCTTCTTAAAAATATAAGCACCATTGCAAACTTATCCTCAGGAGCGTATGGACTCTATAGCTCATCTGAGAATAAAAAAGTAATAGGCGCACAAGTAGTAAACAATCTAAAAATGAAGTTTGGAAATGACATTATGTCAACAAACAAACTTAATACGGTACCAAATGCCATCATAAAAAAATATGTTCCAGGTATTGATGAACGAATGATTCAGCCATCTGATGTAATCAGAGTAAATATACAAAAACACTTAGCAACCCATGGCGACAGCATCGAGGCAATACTCGAGATAGCATCAACCATTGTTCATGAATGTACTCACGAGCTTGAACTTCAAAATACCGGAACAACTAATGAAGCTGGTCCAATAGCAGCCGAGAGGCGTTTCATGGCATGGTTTAAATCAAATTGGAATCTTGTGCGACAGCAAATACCAGAGTTGGCATCCTACAGAAATTCCTTAGGATCGGGATCTAAGTGGTTACAAAGATAAAATTAAAAGTGCGTAGAACCATTGTAGTTTTTAATGGCTAAAATCTTGTTGGTCTTTTTTCATAATCTTAATGTAAAATACATACACAAATGCACTCGTGAAAATGAATTCAAGAGTACCATTGAAAATTTTTCCAAGCTCAATCTTAAGACCAGGAGTAGGGTCAAAAACAAGAAGGCGCCAATCTCCTTGTGTGCTGTTAACCAAATAACTTATGATGGGCATGATGATGCCTCCCGACATAGATGAAACAAGATTGTGCGTAGCTTGCGCCATCACCATAGACAAAGCTAAAGCGAAGAAGTTTTTGGAAAAAGCAAATCGCTTATATTCCTCAAGCTCAAGCCTTATTCTTTCAGTGTCAACAAAGTTTTGTTGCCTATCTTGGTTCATGAAAAGTTATAATCCATAACACTACCATCCAACCATGGCAAGTTAAGATCTGGCGCATTCTTTTTATTGGGCCAATCAAATTCTGGAATTGGATATTTCTGTGTGTCAACAGCTGGTTCACCGCACCATTTTTTGTTTACCATTACAATTTCAAGACTTACGGGAACAAGGTCAATACACCAACCATAGTTGTTGCCATGAACATGAGCCACACGATGTGTTTCCATCAACTTCTCAATTTTCGAAATGGGTATATTTTTGTGATTGTAGTGCAAGTGTAGCTCAAGTACAAATGTGTGTACTTTTTCAGAAAAATGCGCCAAATCAATCGTTTCAAAAAGATCCCATTCGGCTCCCTCTATATCTACTTTCAACATAACAGCTGATGCTTTTTGAACTTCTGGTAACGATGAAAAATCTGAATATGTCTTAAACTCCTTGACGGATCCCCAAGAAGGCATGGTGTGTTGAACACTATCAAATCCAATCACAGGAATGCCACGATTGACAATATCTTCCTCAAAAGTTATGTTTGATCCAAGACCAAAAGTAACGCATAAGTCACATTGTTCAACAGAAATCTTAGGCAGCACATAACCGCCATCTTCGTTGTTGCCAACTCTGATTTTATCGAAAAATCTTGGTATTAAATGCTTAGATACCCAATTAAATATTCTCATTCATTAAACTAGTTTTTCTTATGGCTTTTTTTTAAACAATTTATCACATATATAGTTACGGGGGTGAATATGAGAATAATCATAGCAACATTTGTAATACTTTGCATGCTTTCTAGTATTGGCTGCGGAAGATTGAATAGACGCCATAATGATGGCGAATATAGCGGCTTTCCTAACACGCTTCATGATAAGTTTAAATACAACAATACAAGCTTGTGCAAAACAACAGATGATATCCTTTATTCAAAACCATGCACTATGACAATTGTGGTTTCAGAAGATTTTAACAAGGGATATTATGATGGAATCAAAGACAAAAAAATAAAAATATTTGGCAAGAATGAAGAATATCAAGCCGGTCATGATCTTGGCGAAAAAGACAGATCAAATAATTCCGTAAGAAAATTTGAAATAAAGAGATGAGCATGGAATTTAAAGAATGGTTTAATATCATGGAACGCAAAGATGCTTGTTACCATAAAGTAAAAGGCAGATACAAAAAATGGCCAAGCGCCTACGCCTCAGGGGCCTTGGTTAAGTGTCGCAAGGTTGGAGTTGACAATTGGGGCGTATCCGAAATGTCAGAAGGGACATTTGATCTTGAAAAAGAGCGTGGTCTCCGTGGCTGGTTTGACCGAAATAAGGGCAAGGGATGGATAGATTGTAAAGCCAGCAAAAAAGGCAAACTTGTAACTTGTGGGCGCAAAAAAGCCGGTCAAGGAGCAGAAAGAAAATACCCAGCTTGTCGCCCAACGCTGTCTGCATGCAACAAGGTTGGCATCCGTCGCAAGAAAAGCGAAAAAACAGTATCTTGGAAAAAAGGAAAATAACATGTTTGACAAAAACAATTCGAATTATAAACTTTACCTCGCAGGATTAATCAACGAAGAACAATATTACAAATCCTTCGATGAAAACATCAATGAAATATCCAATGATGGCAATGACATGCTCAAGGCCAATCTTGGAGGTATCATTGAGCATGCACAGATGATGCTTGATCTACTTACACCCCAAGATCAAACTGAAGAGTGGATGGAATATAAAGTGTCAGTATGTAAAATTTACATGCAAGATGTTGCTCATGCATTTAAGCATGACAAAGAAGAAGAAATGAAACAATCAAGCGGCTGTGGTGGCTCATCAGATTTCGGCGGAGAAGAACTCGACGCAAATCATGACGACTTGGTATAAAACGAAAAAAGCAAGAAGGTCAAGAATAGAATACAATGTCATTGGCTATAATTCTTTTTTGAATTTTTCCCGAACCTTTTTTGTGTGAGTGCCGCTAATGACTGCTTTTCTTAATTTGCAGTTGTAAACAAGCATGCCATCAATCTTACCATCAATGTTGGAAAATTCCACTTGAATTAGTCTTGTTAGGTAAGACTTTTCGCTACATATGTCATTGTTCCAATCAATTTCGTTTTTGCCACAATTAGTAGCTACCATTACACTCTGAATGATTATAACATTTTCAGAATCTTTCTTTTTATTTTTAACAGTAAAAAGAACAAAAACCTTGGAGACATTTAAATCATCCATCTTCTGCCATAATTCTTGATCATTTTTCACCACGAATCCTCCTCTATTGTAATAGGAGACTTAACATGCACATAATCACAGAGCCATTAATGTTCATCATCATTTGCATGATGTTGTACCATTTGATAATCATAACGAACTGGGCAATTGAATATATGTTTGGCAACGATGATCAACTGTCATAGTTTGCACTAACTATATCTTCAAGTCCTAACATAAATGGCAATGAACGCTTATTTTTTATATCCAAGAGTATTTTTTTAAGTTTGTTCCTTCTAGAAACAAAAAAATTAAATCCATTTAGCTCTTGCTGCTCTCTTGGAAGTGATGCAGATCCGTAAACTCCAATGCCACATAAAGCCGAAATCCCTTGCGAATTAATCCTATCATCAACTTGACGCTTGCAGTAACCTTTGATTTGGTCGTCTGATAATTCACACTGACGCTCAAGCGACAAAAGGTCAAAAGAACATGCAAATCTAGCAAAATCTTGTATGGATAATTCCATAGTCAAATCCAACCTATCTTTTCTCACTTCAATGTATACGCTGTCCTCATCCATGCATTCGCAATAAAGGTGCATTGAATCACTGTAATAAAGGCTCATCTTGGTGCTCATGTCATCCCTTCGTAATGTGTATGTAAGTATATTGTGAATATTCAATTTCCAAATACTCATGCATCTTGTTAAGAGCTTCAAACATCATAGATTCTACTGTCGCCAAAGAAAGATTTAGCTTGCAAGCCAATTGCGAAAGCTTCATATCATTGTACCAGTAGCCCTTGACCATAAACAAGTAGACATCTGAAAGCTTCTCAATAGCCGCATTGATGGCCTCAACCTTTTCATTTTCGATCATTTTTTCAATGGGATTATCTTGCTTAAGATCCACAAGAAAAACTTCATTGTTCATCTTGGACAAAACATCAATGCTTAACATTTTTTGTTTTTTCGTGATCTTCTTACACATATTTTTAACAATGTTGGCAAGAATAAACTTAAATTTTCCCTTGCCAACAAAAAGATGAAACTTGCACAACAGCTTACAAAATGTTTCTTGTGTCACATCTTCAGCCATGTGGTGATTTTTTAATTGTCGTTTGGCAATCTTAAAGGCGTATGCTCTGTAGCGGATGTATATTTCTTCAAATGCAAACATGTCACCCGAAATTGCCATCTTGATCAGTTCTTTGTCTTTACAATCCTTATGAGTCATTTTTGCCTCCTAGTCATTTGCCAAAAAATTTGGCATTCTATGGAGAAATGTCTTTAAGTACTCTTGCGAACCTCGATTGTCGAAAACTATCTCAAACCTTTGCTTTTGCTTTTTCACGGCACAGCTACAATCTAAAGAATTGAAATATTCGGCAATTATATTGGATCCTTCTTCACCGAATTTTTGTGTTCGGAGATACACCTTTCTCTTGCTCTTTCTTCCACTGTCAACATACCAAACCATCCACGCAAGATCATTGAGCGATTCAAGTATTTCCCTTGTTACTATTTTTTTACCATCCATATAAAATGTGCGATAGATGTTGTTAAAACATGGGTAAGCTACCGAATAGCACCGATAGGTGTTCTTGTCTTTCTTGATAGTATTGCTATCAAGTTTAAAAAAGTCTTTAAGCTCGTTTATCTTATACGATAACCAATTTAAGTTGCTGTCCCTCATTGCAAGATAGCAGTTGCGACCATGCGTAGGGCTAACAATTGACGACCCTCCGAGTATTGTACCGTAGAGTATCTGCAGCTGAAAAGACTTTATTTCTGGGCTGGTTTCATAGGTCATACAGTATATATCTGTTTCGCAATATTTATTCCAGCAGTACAACACAAATGTGATGGTGGTTTATATCTATATTTGGATGGTATAGTTTTCATCACTTTTAATCTCAAGGAGGCTATTATGGGTGCTACTAGTACAACAGGAGTAGGTCAAGGCTCAGCAGGTATTGTAAAACCATTGATAATCAATGGTTCTGTCAAAACTGTAAACATTGAGTCGAATGCTGTAACCGCAGCAAAATTGTATAAAGCGCCATTGGTGCTAAGTACAGCAACAATAACTCTTGATTCTGACGACGCTGGAATTCCCTTGGTTTTCGCTAGAGCGGCAGGTGTTGTCGTCACCCTTCCAGCAGCTACTGGAACTGGTAATGTTTATAATTTTTATGTTAACACTTCTGTAACTAGCAATAGTTACAAAATTCAAGTGGCCAATGCAACCGATATTATTTCTGGTTTGGCTCTTGCTGACGATGGAGACGGCGAGCCGGCAAATGGTTGGCCAACCACCTCAACCACTGACACCATCACAATGGATGGATCTACTCAAGGTGGCATCAAAGGCGATAGTATTGAAATAGTAGATATCGCCGATGGTCAATTTTGCGTAAAAGCATTCCTTACAAATAGCGGTACTGAAGCAACTCCTTTCAGTGCAGCAGTTTCCTAAGTTCAATTCAATCTGCATCTTGGTTTTTGCCAAGATGCAGATCTACTTATCAAAAAATTATAATATGGAGAATCAAGTTGCATTCAACTAAATTTTACATCATTTTTAGTTAACAACAGCAACATTGCGAACCTTTCTATATTGTGATGAATCGAGCTAAGTATATGACGAGCGAATATAGTTCATGAAGGTTTTGACAATTTTGCGATTGTTCAGGAGGAACATATGCAATGTCTATTTCTTTTCATGGCAGCCTTGATTTACTTTATGTATGCCTATCTTGCTTTTGATGAAAGATTGACAAAAGATAGCTTGTCTTTTTTTATTGCAACAATGGTGGTTGGACTTTTCTACAATCTTTTATGGTATTGGTCCGTTAGAATGATTACTGAAAAGAACGAATATTTCCTATTTGTTTTGTTTTGGGACTTTGTCTATATATCGGTTTTTTATTTCACCCCTGTGCTACTTTTTGGGGCGAAAATGGACAAGTGGGGAATAATCGGAG